GGCGTGAAGGTGACGCCGCTGTACCCGCCTTTGGCTGCCTCGCCCAGCACATGCTTCATCGCCAGCTCGGCCCAGTCGTCCCGGTCCGGGTTGACGTAGGGGGCCTTCGGGACACCCATACCTGCATTGCTGGCACGTCTTGCCATCTCGTTGTGCTCAGACTGCCTGCCGATCTTCATGGCCAGCATGTATGGGTCCATCGTGTTATACTTCTGGCGCAGGGCCTGACGGATCATCGGAGAAGCTGTCGGGTCGATACCAGCGACGGCATCGTCGCGCATCTTGTCGACGTACTTCTGGTAGTCCTGCTGCTCGGTTCCAGTACGGAAGCCCCGGCGGCGCGCGTCGCTGTTCCAGTCGGACTGCATCTCTTCGACGTGCAAGATTTTCTTCTCGATGCCCGGCGCGGTGTAGAGCGGGCTGTAGTCAGCTCCAAAGCGCCGCGCGAGCGTAGCGCCCTCCTGCGGCGACAAGACACCATCCTCGACGGCTCCATCAATCCCCTTGCCGTGCTTCATCACGCGGTCAAGGTACTCACGCATCTCCTCGTGCGGCGGCATCACCGTGCGATCCGACATGCGGATATGCGCCAGCGGGTTGGGGAGATCGCTCCAGTGCGAGTTCGCGGTGTATGCGTCCGGGTGATCCGGTAGCGTCAGGATGTGCTCGCGGTAGTTCTCCCCGCCGGGGAGCTGGTAACGGGCGTAACGAGGCGGCTCGGTATTCAGCTTTGCGCTGAGTTCCCTGTAACGGTCCATCGCATTTCCGGTCGGCATCGGGGCGCCCGGCGCCGTCATCATGGAGAACTCGCGCTCTTCGTCAGGCGTCAATCCAGCCGCCTCGCCCCGGCGAACCACGTCGATCCGGGGCTGGTTGCGCTCGATGTGCTCAGCGACCTGCGACGGCGTCGTCTTGCCGGGCGGGACATTGACATAGTCAAGCTCGGCCTTCTTGGCGCCCTTGCCTGCCGCGTACTTCAGGATGTCGGCCGCATCCATCTTCTGGTCCTTCAGGCCCCGGACGATCTTCGCGGCCTTGGAGTACAGTCGGCCGCCGTCGGCCCGCATGATGTGCGGGTCTTCCGGATCGCCCACCTCAGCATCGCGGTGCTTGATGCTGTTCGGGTTGAAGACGACGATCTCCTTCACCCCGTGGCCGGTCTTGTAGATCACGCCATCGTGGCCACGGCGCTTCATCTCGGCCATGAACGGACCGATGTGATGGCGCTGCAGGTTGTCCCACGGCTCGATCTTGCCCTGCCCGGTCATGATGCCCATCGACTGCAGGTCGCGCAGCGTACGATGCGACTTCTGCTCGTCGGACACGTCCCAGACATAGGGGTTCTTCAGGGCAGCGTGCATCGGGCCCATGACGGAGCCCCGGCCCATCTCGTCCGGGTCGGCATAAGCCTCGGCGACGCCCCGATCCGGCGTCAGGTAGTGGCCCCGGCCGTAAAAGCCCGGATCGCGCACGCCGACCTTCCTGTCATCGAACGCCTCGAAGGGCTGGCCGGGCGTCCCGTGCCACAACTCGAGCGGCTTGCCTTCCTCGTCTCGCATGTGCTCTGACATGCCCTCGAACATGGGGCTGCGGTCTGCGACGCTGCCGCCGTCTGCTTTGACCACGCGCAGAGGGCCGCCGATGCGCTCCATCTGCTTCACGTGCTCGACGGCGCGGTTCATGTCGAACCCCTTCATCTTGGGGTCGGTGTAGACGGTCGAGACCATCGGCACGTGCCCCTGATAGACCATCGACGGCGGCTCGCGCCCGCCCCAGCGGTTGGCGGGCATCATGAAGTGGTTCGTGATCTTGAAGGTCGACCCATTGGGCGCGCGGTACTCGTCGCCGATCCGGGTGTCATCGAACGCACCAGCCTGCATCGCCTCTTGATGCGCCGACAGCTGCGCCCGGTTCCGCTCGGCCATGCTGTCGAACGTGTTCTGGATGTGCTCAGGAAGCTCTCCTGACGCAATATTCTTGCGCGCCCGCTCGACGTTCAGGTCGACGGGGTCTTCCATTTTACCTCCGGTCGATGCGTTCAGGTGGGAGAGGTGAGCCAACCTCGGATCGAACCGGGCAAAGAAGGAGCGGATGCCGCGTGTGTCGTGACGGAACGTTACATCGGAAGGCACAGAGGACTTTTTCTGAAACTCTGTTCGCAGGGATGGATCGTTTCTGTCATCAGGAACATGGATGCCACGGTCAATGAGATTGGAAATCCTTACCCCGCCGTCGCCTTCAATCCTCGCTCCGCGAGCGATCTGATTGGTGTCGTGAACACCGCCCATATCTGCGGGCCCGGATGCATACCTTCCGACTGTCGTCTTCGCCCCGCCGGGAAGCGCGACCTCGGTCTCATCAGGAATGCCGCTCCAGACTTCACCCTTTGCGTCAATATTGGCCAGATTTTGGTCACGGTTCAGCATTGGGAGCACACTTCCGAACTTAGGATCAGCATAGCTGCTGGCCACATGCGGGTTGCTGGACGTGACAAAGCCAATGCCCTCGCGGCTCCCGCTGCCGTAGTTCGGGCTGGGATAACGCATCTCTCCGCCAGTCGTGGTGCCGTGAAACTCCTTGCTGGTAAACCCCAGTTCCTTCGCCCGAGCTGCTCGGCTCTTGGCGTCCATCGGCATGTCCATGCCAGTCTGGCCAGTCTCGTACAGCTTCCAGAGATGCTGAGGATCGGCGGCGTCCAGATGCTCATTTGTGATCTCGCTGGCGCGGCCCTCGCGCAGCATCCGGGCGACGGTCTCGGCCCCCTCAACGGTGCCGCCATTTGCTTTCCCTACCCGGCCGCCGGACGCGTAGATGTTGTCTCCGACCCAATCCTGAGCCCAGTCTGGGATGCTGTCGCTGTGATACGACGGCCCCCACGCGCGAGACGGGCCGACGTCGAAGTGCAGGCTGTTGTCGTAAAAGCCGAAGCCGGTGAACCCGGCTGCGAGGGCGGCGTTGGCCAGAGCCAGCCGCTGCTCGGGCGTGTATTCGGAGGCGTCGATGTCATAGGCATTCCCGTGCAGGTGCTGCGAGCCCTTGGCGCCGCCCACGGCCTGATTGGTGTCGGGGTCGCGGTACCCGCTTGTGATGGTCAACGGCTGGTCCCAGCTGGCGCGCAGTGCCTCCATCGCAGCCGCTGCCTGCGGCGAGATGCCATTGGCCTCGGGCGTCGGCGCCGGGGCACCGACCGGGCCGGTGGCGGGCGCTGGCTGCACCACCTGCTGCGCCTGCTCCTGCGTCTTCGGCATGACGCCCTTCAGGGCGATCAGGGCTTGGGTCCAGTCCGAGATGTCGCTTCCACCCCGCGACGGCACGATCCGGGCGACCGGCATGTGCGGCACAGAGCCGCCGTAGGCATGAACCTGCCGGGGAACGCCGGGCAGGTACTTGGACGGGGCGATCTGGCCGGGGGCGCGATCCTTGGCGGTCTCAGCGCGCCGCTTCTCGAGCATTCCGCCCAGTGTCAGCCGCGCCGCGCGGATCGCCTTGTCGTCGCTCATTTACGCTGCCCCTTCTGCGCCTGAACCTGCATTGCCAGCTTGATCAGTTCCGACTTGTGGTCCTGATCCTGCAGCATCTTCTCATGCTCCATCCGCATGATGTCGTTCATCTGGTCGCGATCCATCCGCATCTGCTCGAGGCGGATGTCGTTCTCGCGGTCCAGATCGCGGTTCTCGTCGTTGTTCCGGTCCCGCAGCATGGAAAGCTCCATCTGCCGGGCTTTATTCTGCTCGGATACCAGCTTCAGCTGGAACTCGCGCGGGTCCGTCCCGACACCGCCGGGCGCAGCCGGGGCATCCGGCCGCTGGGCCTTCAGCATGTCAGCCTGCGCGCGCATGGTGTCGGCGTCGGCCTTCTGCTTCTCGATCTGGGTGTCAGCCATCGCCTTCATCATCTCAGGCGTCGGCTTGGCGCGCTGGTCTGCCGGCTTCAGGAACTGCTCGGGGTTCGACCAGCCGATGGCCTTCATGGCAGCCATGTCGATGGCGACCGGGTCGTAGATGTGCGGCGTAGCCGACTGCAACTGCTTCAGCGCCATCAGCTTCATCATGCGCTGGGCATGGCTGGAGGTGTTCGGGTCGGCATGCGGGACCAGCTCGACGTCGTCCAGCGCCATGATCAGCTTCTCGGGGTTCCAGTCCAGCGTCGGGCGCCGGTTGCGCTCCCAGAAGCTCTCCGGGTGCTCTCGGAAGCAGTCGCGCAGCAGGCGGAACTCCTCGGCCTGCGCCGAGTGCATGCGCTTGTGCACCGCATTCAGAACCTTGGTGGCCTGCTCGATCATCGCCAGCGTGGTACCTACGGCCGCGTCCTGCCGCCCCTCGCCCACCTGCATCTCGCTGGTGCCGCCCACGCGCATGCCAGTCTGGGCCATGTCGCCCACCAGCGCCATCAGGGCCTGCGACGGCTCCTTGTAGGGCAGCGCCATGACAGCCTGACCGATGGGCTGGCCGCCGGTCTTGACCTGCGCGGCGCCGCCCGGCGGGATGCGGAAGATGTTGGTGTTCTGGCGCGATCCAACGTCCGAGATCAGGAAGCCGGGGAAGTTGGCATACATGCCCGCGTCCAGCAGCTCCCGCCATGCAGCGGTGACGGCATTGGTGGTGTTGCCGAGGATGTGCAGCAGGCCGATGTCGTAGAAGCCGAAGCCCGGCACGAAGGTGTACTTCACGAAGGTCTTGCGCGCCTCGGGCAGGGCATCGCCCTCGCCGTAGTTCCGTACGATGCTGAGGATTTCACGGCTCGAGACGTCGATGGTCACGCGGTACGGGATTTCCAGCCCGGACGGCTTGCCCTTGTACTTGTGCTCGAAGCCCTTGATGTCCAGCTCGCAGTAGACCTCGTAGATTTCCCGGTCGCGGTCGTCCGGGTTCACACTCTCGACCGAGATGCCCTGCTGCGCCGCCTTGGCTTCCTTCAGGCTGTCCTGCGCCACCATGTTGGGCGTGGCGAGGTCGATGTCGCGATAGACGCCGAGGATTTGCAGGCGCCGCACGGTCGACGGCTTCATGTAGACGCGGTGCGTGATCCGCTTGGCGTTCGACAGGTCGGTCGCCGAGTTGTTCACGATCAGGTCGTCAGCGTCCACGCTCTCGGACACCGGCCGGTTCCGCAGCGGGCAGAAGTAGACCTTCTTGAACGCGGTGCCGCCGAAGCCCAGCATCAGGAACATGCGGTCCGTGTCGGGGTAGTATTCGGTGGCGGTCGCGGTCAGGTAGTGGTTGAAGTCGCGCTGCAGGGCGTCGACCATCTCGTCGCGTTGCACCTCGGTGCCGTTGGCATCATCCCTGATCTTGACCGGGCCGTCGGTCGGCAGCATCTCAGACCGGGCGTTGGCTTGGAAGCGCAGCACGGCTTCCTGCAGCAGCGGGTGCCGCACCTTGGACATGCCCTCGACCGGGGCGCCGTCGGTTGACCCCTGCAGGCCGGGCAGCTCGATCTTCAGGCCCAGCAGCTTCATGCCCTGCGCCCGGTCCTCGACCCATTCGCTGCGACTGGTCAGGTCGTCCTCGACCCCGCGCAGCAGGTCTTCGCTGATCCGGGTCAGCTCGCCGTCGTCGATCTGGTCGACAAGGTTGTCAAACCAGCCCTCGGGGCCGTTCTCGCGGTCGGCGTCGGCGATGGGCTTGCCGTCCAGAGAGACGGTGATCGACCCATCGCCGTGGTCGATGCGGAGGATCGCGCCATCCTCACTCACTTCGGGCATGTCAGGCCCTTCATCCGCCTCTTCGACGGTGACGTCCATCGGGCCGATGGCCCCGCCGTCGGGATCATCTTCGAGGCGAACGGCGGGGTTCAGACCGGGAACGAGGGGCATTTGGCTTTCCCTTCATGGATAAGGCTGGCGCGATACTATCAGACAGCGGCGCGTTCTTCCAGCAGCAGGTACGCAGCCGCAAGGTAGTTGATCGCGCCAAGCA